CAAAAGGTTTCTTAGATATCAAAGGTATCTACTATCAGTCAGGTAACTTTGCTTCGGGTGGTGTTGTTTGGTTTGATAGTGAGGGTCTGCAACAATCAACAAATGCTCCTGCATCACCAACGATAACTTCTAAGCAAGTATTAACTGCAGTCACAAAAGTGGTTCTAACAATGCCTGGTAACGTAACACTCGCACAAGGTGATATTATTAAGCAAGCAACTACAAATGCTTTTGGTGTTGTTGAAAGTGCTGTAAATGCAGCAACATCTGTTCCTCTTGTCGGTGTTGAAGGAACATTTAATAACTCAAATACATTGGTTAGAGAAGGGCAAAGTGGTGGAACTGCAAACCTTGCAGCACCATCTAGTGTAGCAACTACATATGTTAACAAACCACACTGGACTTCAACCCTAGACGGAGGAACTTTCTAAATGCCACAAAACAGTGAAGTGGACGTAAACATACTCGTCAACTTATATAATTCTAAATTAGCATCAGCATTAAATCAAAATGTTTTACTAGAGGCAAAATTACAGACTCTAAAAAATGATTTTGAGGAAGAAAAGAAATTACTTCTAGAGGAAATCGCAAATCTAAAGGATAAAAAATGAAACCAGATACTAGAGGAAGACTTATCAATTATGGATTGCGTCAGTTAGGAGCACCTGTATTAGAGATTAATATTGATGATGATCAACTTCATGATGCATTAGACGATACAATTCAAATATATCAGGAACGTCATTATGATGGTCTTGAGAGAATGTTTCTGAAATATAAAATAACACAGGATGATATTGATAGGGGTACAGCAAAAGGAACAGATGGAGTTGGTATAGTTACTACAACTGGTATTCAGACATCAAATGTAACTGTATCAAGTAATTTTTATGAGACATCTAATTTTTTAGCAGTACCAGAAAATATTTTAGGAGTACATCGTATATTTAAGTTTGATAGTAGTTCTATTTCTGGTGGAATGTTTAGTATTAAATATCAATTATTCTTAAATGATTTGTATTATTTTAACTCAGTTAATTTATTACAGTATGCGATGACAAAAACTTATCTTGAGGATATAGATCATTTATTAACAACAGAGAAGCAAATTAGATTTAATATGAGACAGGATAGGTTATATCTTGATATTGATTGGGGAGCAGAGACAGTTGGTAATTTTATTGTGATTGATTGTCTTCGTGCGATTGATACAGAGCAGATATTCAACGATCCTTTCGTAAAACGTTATTTTACTGCATTAATTAAAAAACAATGGGGTCAGAACTTAATTAAATTTAGAGGAACAAAATTGCCTGGTGGTATTGAACTCAATGGTAGAGAGATATACGATGAAGGAGTTAAAGAATTAGAACAATTAAGAAGTAGAATGGCACAAGATTATGAGATGCCACCTCTTGATTTTATTGGGTGATGTATAATGGCATTAAATCCATATTTTCAGCAAGGAACTCAAGGAGAGCAAAGATTAGTTCAAGATTTAATCAATGAACAACTTAGACTTTATGGTATAGAAGTAACTTATATTCCAAGAAAATTTGTAAATAAAGCAACAATTATTGAAGAGGTAACATCATCAAAATTTGATGACAATTTTTCAGTAGAAATGTATGTTAATTCATATGATGGGTATTCTGGTGCTGGTGATGTTCTTACTAAATTTGGTATGAGTTTAAGAGATGAAGTTGAACTTACAGTATCAAAGGAAAGGTTTGAAGAGTTTATAGCACCATTTATGAATGCATCTGATGAGATTGATCTTGCATCAAGACCAAGAGAGGGTGATTTAGTATTTTTCCCACTTGGTCAAAGATTATTTGAGATAAAATTTGTAGAACATGAAGATCCCTTTTATCAACTAGGTAAAAATTATGTCTATAAACTTAAGTGTGAGTTATTTGAGTATGAGGATGAAGTTATCGATACATCTCTTGATATAATTGATACACAGGTTCAAGAAGAAGGATATATTGCTACACTTAAATTAGTAGGAGTTGGTAGAACAGCAACAGCGGTTGCTTCTATTGACACAGGATATATCCGTGAGATATTCTTGAATAATGATGGTTCAGGATTTACTGGAACACCAACTGTTGCAATCAGCACATCACCAAGTGGATTGTCTGGTGATAATGCCACTGCAGTTGCATTTACTACAGAAAGAGCAGGTGTTAGGTCTGTTGAAAAAATATTACTTACAAATGCTGGAGCAAATTATACTACTCCACCAATTATCACAATATCAGGTGGAGGAGGAACAGGTGCAGCTGCAACTTGTTCAATTAACACAACATCTAAGGGAGTAATAAGATTTATAATGACTGATAACGGTGTTGGATTTGGTACAGCACCAACTGTCACAGTTTCGGTTCCCCCTGCTGGTATTGCGAGTGATCGTGCAGTCGGTATCGCATCGATTGGTGATGCTGGTGGTGGATTTAATCAGGTTAATTCAATCTTTGTATCAAATCCTGGCACAGCATATACCACCGTACCAACAGTTACAATATCTAATCCAGAAACAATTAGTGGTGTTGGAACCTACTTATTCAATGAGATTGTTCAAGGAATGCGTTCAGGAGCACAGGCAAGAGTCAAATCTTGGGATCAGGATACTGGAATATTAGGAATTAGTAATATTGGTATTGGAACAACAGTATCAGGATTCTTTGTAGGTGAAGATGTAAAAGGTCTTACATCAGAAGCATTATTCAGTGTTTCAGTATTTGACGATGAAGATCGTACAGATAAATATAATGAAGGTGACATTTTTGAGTCAGAGGCAGATGCTATTCTTGATTTCACGGAGTCTAATCCATTTGGTACATTCTAATGTTAGGAAATTACTTTTATCACGAAATAATTAGAAAAACAGTTATCGCATTCGGTACATTGTTTAATGATATTCATGTTCGACATCAAGATCAAGCAGGGAATGATATTAATGATCTTAAAGTACCAGTTGCTTATGGACCAAGACAAAAGTTCTTGGCAAGAATAACACAACAAGCAGAGTTAAATAAAGCAACTCAAATTACATTACCAAGAATGTCCTTTGAGATTACAAGTATATCTTATGATTCATCAAGAAAAGCAGGTATAACACAAACATTTAAGGCGGCAGATAAAGAAGATGGTGATAAATTAAAAAAAGTTTTTATGCCTGTTCCTTATAATCTTGGATTTGAGTTAAATATATTAGTAAAAAATCAAGATGATGGATTGCAAATACTTGAGCAGATCCTACCATTTTTTCAACCTGCATTTACTCTTTCGATAGATTTAGTAAAATCAATTGGTGAGAAAAGAGATGTTCCAATGGTATTAAACAATATCAGTCAACAAGATGATTATGAAGGTGATTTTGCAACTCGTAGAGCATTAATATACACATTAGCATTTACCGCCAAGACTTTTATGTTTGGTCACATTGCAAAAACTCCAGAAGGACTTATTCGCAAAGTTCAGTTGGATTACTATGCAGATACAAACACAAGAACAGCAAAGAGAGTGCAAAGATATACTGTTGCAGCTAAAGCGAAAAAGGACTATAACGAGGATAATGTTATAGATACTAAAGATGATCCGTTTATTGAACCTGGTGATGATTTTGGATTTACTGAAACTCGTACCTTCTTTGGTGACTCAAAAGATTTTGCCCCAAATAGGGGAGTAGATGTTTAATTATGAAAAACTCTTATGATTCATTAAATGATACATTCAACACTGATCCTGTTGAATCAACTGAAATTGTTAAAGAACAGAAAAGAAAAGAACAGATTCAGAAACTTACTGATGATGTAAGTAAAGATTATGATTACACAAGAGGTAATCTTTATTCATTGATTGAGAAGGGGCAAGAGGCAATCAATGGTATTATGGAAGTTGCTGGTGAAACTGCAAGTCCAAGAGCATATGAAGTTGCTGGTCAGTTAATTAAAAGTGTTGCAGATAGCACTGACAAATTAATGGATCTGCAAAAAAAAGTAAAAGAAATTGAAGAAGATAATCCAAAAAAACAGAGTACAGTTACAAATAACGCATTATTTGTTGGTTCAACTAGTGAACTCTCAAAAATGTTAAAAGACGGAATACTAAATAGTAATAACTCTGAATAATTATAATGGGCAAGAAGTCCTGTAAAAAAGGATTTTACTACTGTAACACTGATAAGAAGTGTAAACCTATTCCTGACGGATTTAAAATGCGTGAGGATGGTTTCCTTGTTAAGGAGGGATGGTCTGACAAATACAAAAAGTCAATCGACTGTGATAATCCAAAAGGGTTTAGTCAAAGAGCACATTGTCAGGGTAAGAAGAAAAAAATGAATGAGGAAAAAGACAAAAAACTGACTAAGATTGTAAAACAACTTA